GATCCAAATAGTTTGAAACAAGATTTAAGTTCATATAAAACAGAGATAAATATTTCTAATGCTATTATACAAAGTGCTGAATTGGATGACCCATTAGGAATTCCATTAGTTAGTCATTTGTTCGGTGCTGCACCAACTGCGGTGGAATATGATCATGGTGAAGTATTAGAAAAAGGTGATCAATTCCCACAACTACCAAACGATGGTGAATATTTCATAAGAGAAGACTTCACTCCAAACCGCTTATTCGTATACCGTGGCAGTCGTTGGCAGAGATTGTATGACAATATCACTGATTCTACTTGGTCTGATAAAACATTCAATGCAAGTGGATTTATAGACAATAAAGCAACAACGATTATAGATAATAAAGAGGTGCCTGAAAGACAAGCACTATCAGATGTAATCAAACCAAAGAGTGATTTTTAATTATGGCACAATATTTTTATGACAGACAAATTCGTAGATACATACAACAGTTCATCAGATTGTTTGGTGGCTTTGATGTACAAATGGGAGTTAATGACCAAAAGATGCCCATATACCAAACTGTACCAGTTCGTTATGGTGATACCAATCGTATGGCTGCACATATTACTCGCGAAAATAGTGAAAATGTAATAAACACTGTTCCATTCATATCTTGTTATGTAACTGGACTTGACATGGCGCCTGAACGCAGAATGAATCAGCAACATGTAGATAAAGTACAAGTATATGAAAAGGCAATAGATGAAACAACTGGTGAATACACTGGTGAAGTCGGAAATCGGTACACTGTAGAACGACATATGCCCGTTCCTTATAACCTAACTATGAATTGTGATATATGGTCGTCAAATACAGATCAGAAATTACAATTACTTGAACAAATAATGGTATTGTTTAATCCTACGTTGAATATACATACTACTGACAATCCTCTTGATTGGTCAAGTCTTGCATATGTTGAAATGAAAAGTTCGCAATGGTCAAGTCGTAGTGTGGGTGCAAGTGTTGACGATATCATTGATGTAAGTACACTTACATTTGAAATGCCGATATTTATTAATCCACCAGCAAAATTAAAGCAGCAAAAATTGATTTATACAGTAATCAATCAATTGTATAACCTAGATGATGTTAACTTAGATGCATTTGATGCAAACGAAGAATTTGATACAACATCACTACAATATGTAACCGTTACATTAGACGATATGAAAGTTAAATTTGAAGATAATAAGGCATTCTTACTAAATGAATCTGGTACTCAGGTTAATACAGATATTGGTGGATTGCTTGATTGGGCTAAATTCCTAATCCCATTCGGTGAATTGCGAGAAGGTATTAGTCAGATTCGTATGCGAAAATCAAGTGCGCCAAATGATATGGATAATGATATTATTGGCAGACTTACATTTGATGCGAATAATGTAAATGCACTTAATGTAGAAATAGACACTAGTACATTACCAACAAACACATTGACTGCGATTAATGGGGTTTTAGACCCATTACAGAATTATCCTGGCGACGGATCGGTTGCTGCTGCGGTTGTTGGTGCTAGATATATTATTACTAATAATATTCCAAACGGACCCGAGTGGGCTGGCTTAACCGCAACCAAAAATGACATTATTGAATATAATGGGACGAACTGGACTGTATCATTTGATAGTAGTGCGATCATCACCCAACAATATGTAGAAAACATCATTTCTGATGACCAATTAGAATGGTCTGATGGTGATTGGATTAATAGTCATGAAGGAATATATAACTCAGGATTCTGGCGCCTTTATATATGATCAAATACGATGGTCATATGTGTTGGCATCAATTGTCCAACCATACTGACGAATCTATGATTCATTCGTGTGATTGGTTAGAATTCATGCTACCGAAGCAACATGCTATCACAGTTGAACTAACTATATTGTCAATTTGTACATTTGAAGATCATATTAAACATATACTGAGTGATTATCCTAATATAGAAATAATATACATATATAATAGTACTAGACTTGACCCAAGATATGCTTCACAACAATTAATTGACGAATTCATTGAAATTTTTAATAAGTATGATGAACATATAAATTTTATATATAGCGATGGTATTGAATCTCTAATTAAACACAAAACGATGCCAAACTATGTATTCAATAGTTTTCTAAGCATATATAAAACGTTTGCATGGCGACCAGAAGATCATGAAGATTATATTGATCTACATGGACCCGAATATAATGGATTGTGGTTATCTATACATGAATACCATAGCGATTTTAAGTGGAATGACTTTGTACATCTCGTAAACACCAATATAAAACCAGAAAATCAATGTGTAATGAATTTGGAAGATATATTAAACGGAAAAAAAGATTACAGATCAAGCGATAGAAAATTATGATCAAATACGATGCACACATGTGTCATCATGAGTTAACAAACCAAATCGACCAATCTAATGTAGATAATAGAGACAATATACATTCATGTGATTGGTTACAATATATGTTACCAATGCAAAATGCTATTAAAATTGAACTTACGTTATTATCAATTGACAGATTCGATAATCATATTGAACATATACTCAGTGATTATCCTAGCATAAAAAAAATACACATATATAATAGTACTAGACTTGATCCTAGATATGCTCGTCAATATACCATTGATAATTTTATTAATAGTGTACATAAATATAATGATAAGATTGAAATAATATATGAAGAGAGTATTAAATCACTAGTTAAGCATAATACGATGACAATAGATACACTTGATAAGTTATTGTCGCAATATGCAACATTTATGTGGTATCAAGAAGAGTACGACTGTTATATTGATATAGATAATGCATATTATAAAGCATTGTGGTTATCAGTAAATGAATATCATAACGATTTTACATGGTATGACTTTGTTGGAATTATAGACAATAATTTAAGTCGTTATCATTGTTAAGGAATTAAAACATGGATAAATTAAACGCGAGTGGGTGCATATTTTTAAGTATAGATACTGGTAGAGTATTACTGCAACAACGTAGTGAGAAATCTAGTCATCCACGTACTTGGGGTTTTTTCGGGGGGAAGGGCGAGAAAGGTGAGCGTCCGTTAGAAACATTACTTCGTGAACTTGAAGAAGAGGTTGGAATGTTGCCCGATGTTGAAAAAATATACCCACTGAATAAATTTATATCACCAGATAAAAGATTTGAATATAATACATTCGCGGTTGCGGTATTTGAAGAATTTATTCCACAACTTAATAACGAAAGTGATGGTTTTTGTTGGGTTAAGATAGGTAACTGGCCTCGTCCATTACATCCTGGAACTAAAGCACAATTATATAACAAAGAGATTGTAAAGAAAATTAGAACCATACACGAAACTAGTTCAATGAATGGTTCTAATTGGTTAGATACGCTTTAATCTGCGCTAATGCGTTTTTTCATACTTGCGATGAATTGCTCACGCAACCATTCAAAATCATTGATTTTTTGTAGCATTTCTACGTCATCTTTATGTTCAATGCCATACGCCTTTCCTTCTACTGCGCCTTTAACGCAATATCTTCCAAAACGTTGACCATTATCCACTGTGCACCAGATTTCTAAACGACTACTCGCTTCATTATTGATTCTGTCATTTGCACCAACATTTGATGCCAATTTTACACATTCACGAAACGCTGAACGCCATGTTCTGAACGGATCTTTGTTAAACATTGTAACATTAGATATATTAGACACTGGTTGATAGAATGATACACCTTGTGAGAAATCAGGCAATACATGTCCCATCTCTAGTAGTTGTTCACGTGGGAATAACTTAACTGCACCATAACCATACTCTAAATCGTTTATAGGATTACGCGCTGACCAAACATATGTCGTATTCTGACGTTTGTTCATTGGTGGTATATAATCAAATTTGAAATTTGGCACTATCTCTGCATCTGCATCAACAATATAAATCATTTCAGTTTTGCATATAGATGCTGCTTGTCTGTGTGCATTCGCAATGCCTTCTACATTTTTTATATGTTTAGCATCTGGGAATAACTGTTTTAATTTCTGATAATTAGAATCTGCTTCTGCTTCATGGAAACTAATCATAACTACTTCAAAATCAGCATTATGGTATGAACAAATAATTTTATTGTCCAAAACACCATGTGCTACTCCAGAAGTAGGTACTAATTTTACATCACCCCATGAAGTATCACGACCTGTTCGTCTTATTACTCTAGGGAAAGAGTGAATAAAGTTGTGTCCGATATCACTTGGTTTATAGTGCCATGGGAAGTCTGGATTAAGGTTTTGTGTATCATCTACTACCCAAACCATATCACTAGTTTGTTCATATTCACGCGCTATTAGTAATAATGCGTCAACATCATTACTACTAGGTGCTACATGAACTGGATATGATTGGAATACGTGCTTTTTTAATCTGTCCCAAGGCGAAATAACTGTTTGACCTTTAAAATCAAACAATGTTGATTGTGTTATATTAATCATTGCAATTGCCTTTTATTGTAAATGCGGTTGTACCAACATGACTTATTTGCATACTAGTATCATTGTCAACCCACACTTCGTAACCATTCTCGGCTGCTTTTTTACAGAAGAACATATCTTCGCCTATTAGACTCGTATAATCATTATTCCATTCTACCCCGAAGTGAGGTTTTTGTATCTTTTCGTATACCGATCTTTTTACTAACATTGCACCCATTCCGACAGCATCTACGGTTTCTATGCCCGTTTGACTGAATACTCTCTTATCTAAATCACCAAATGTCTTAAATGCTACTGGGCGATGCGGTGGTACACGTGTGCTATAATTACACGCTATAATATCTTTATCATGCGACATTAGTGCTTCAATAATAACTGTAGGGAATATCATATCGCTATCAAGCCATAAAATATGTGTACAATCAGTATCTAATGCAGTATTAACAAGTTCTTGTCGTTGCATTGCAACTTCGCTTCCTATATTCATATGAATAGTAATTGACTTATTATCTCGCCCGCATTTATTAGTTAACATAGCAAGACTATGTGTAAATGCGGAAGTGACCAAATCACGAACTGGAATACAAATTGCGACTTTTGCGTTAAGATTTTCTTTATAGTAAAATTTGGGTATACTTACCATAGTTGTTAAATCATACCAGCATCAAGTTCGGCTTCAACAGTCTTGAATTCTTCATTCAAAGTCTTTGCCAATGTTGCTGTTGTTTTTACACATGCAGCGAATGCGTTATCACTTAATGATACCATATAATTCATATGCTCTGGTTGTACTTTACCGATAGTAAGGATATCAATTGCTGCTAATTTAGCAAGACGTTGAATCCAATATTCCTCTTCGGAATCTTCGATATTTGCAAGTAACGAAGCAACATCATGCTTTGCAGAAAAATCATCATATACTGCTTGCAATACTGCTTGATCTGGATGACCACTCTGCGTTGCTGCGTCTAATTCTACTGTTAATGCTTGTGCTTGTCGTGCCGGGGTAGGATGAGAACCTAATAGAAATGTTTCCACTTCATATCTGGTGCGGATGCCTGTACTCATAGTTGTTTTCTCCATGTTGAGTTTACAAAATTTTAGTAAATTTATGTTTGGTAGGTAATGCGAGGACTTAGTCCCCGCATTTATAATAGATGGTTACGATGCACCAGTGCTATTAGGATTCTGCCAACCACCAAATGTTTCTGACAATTTGATGTTTGTTGTTACACTTGGTGAAATGAATGCACCTAATGTTGATAAAGAAACTGCTCCAGATAATCCGAAATAGTTACGTACTGTTCCCATAGTAATGGTTACACCTGTTGCTGGTAATGCCATGTTTTATTCTCCTTGTAACGCGGATAGTTATATCTGCTTATTATATTTATCTCTATGTTATATAGTTTAACATAGTCTTAATCGTATGTCAATGATATTTCTATCATTTCTTTAAATTATTTATCTCTTCTTTTAACGAGGTAATTTGAATCTGTTGCTCTTTAACTGCTTCAATTAATAATCCAACAATATTACCATATGCTACCGACTTTAATCCTTCTGGGTTCGTATGAACTACTTCTGGGAATACTGCTTCAACTTCTTGTGCAATAACACCAGTACTGTTTCTGTTATCTTTATGAAACATAACACCTCTGAGATTATTAACAGTGTCTACCGCATTAGTGATTGTTTTAACATTATGCTTGAATCTAATATCGGAATATGCAGTAACATCACCAGTAGCCGTAAAGTTACCAGTGTATGCACCACTCATCGTAAACTCTGTACCAGTTAATGTCAATCCATTCCCTGCTGTGTAAGTAGTGTTAGCATCTGCTGCCAATGCTGATGCTAGTGCTGCGTCTGCTTTAGTAGTTGCGTCTGTCGCTGCTGCTGATGCACGAACTACGTCTTTAGCCTCTGCCGATGCTAGTGCCGCATCTGCTTTAGTAGTTGCATCTGTCGCTGCTGCTGATGCACGAACTACGTCTTTAGCCTCTGCCGATGCTAGTGCCGCGTCTGCTTTAGTAGTTGCGTCTGTCGCTGCTGCTGATGCTCGTACTACATCTTTTGCTTCTGCTGATGCTAGTGCCGCATCTGCTTTAGTAGTTGCATCTGTCGCTGCTGCTGATGCTCGTACTACATCTTTTGCTTCTGCTGATGTTATTGCATCTGCCTCTGCGGTATCTACATATGATTCTTGTGCATAACCAGTAAAGTCAACATTGTTGGTAATTGCAGTATCAGTGTATGCATTTGCTGTCACAACTGCTGCGTCTGCTTTAGTAGTTGCGTCTGCTGCTGCCGTTGATGCTGCTGCCGAAGTAACATTTGTAATCGCTGTACTAAGTTCTGCGTCTGTCGCCATTGCATTCTGTATTTCAACTAAAGTATCAAATGCTGCGCCTGCACCATTGGTTACTTCTGAAATCGCTTCTGATTTTGCTGTATTAGCCTTTGCTGTTGCGTCTGCTGCTGCTGTTGCAACTGCGTCTGCTTCTGCTGTATCAGCATAAGTTTGTAATGCTGTTGTTTGTGCTGTATC